GACGCTGGAAACACGACCGCAGCGCCAGCATATGAAATGCGGTTGTCACCTACATAAGCAATACCGGATGTGATCGAATTCGACAGCCCGCCAGAAGTAGGAAGGGTAATCCCGCTAATAACGGTATTGACGTAATGATCAGACCAGTGATCTGGCGCAGGCATTGATTGCCCTACGACGGATAATGTAATCACCCCGGTGGAGTTAACCTCCGCGAACACTTCCGACCCGCCGGACACGCTGGATTCCCAGTTGCTCGGCTTTGCGGCGATGCCGTTGGTGATCAGCTCGCCGGCGAGGCTGCGCTCGATGGTGACGCTGCTGCCGGCGGTCTGTTTGACGCCGGCGATCCAGCAATCCTTTACCAGGGTGACGGTGATGGTGGCCATGGTGCGCTTCTCCTGATTAATGCAGCGCCAGGATCAGGGCTGCGTTGCGGCGTTTGCGTTTGGCGACGGCGGCCCAGTGTTCCGGGTTGGGGGTTGGCGAATAGACGGGCGCGAGCTGCACGACGCGCTTTTTGCGGCGCGCGTTGCCGCCGGTGGTGGCGGCGGGCGCTTGGGCGGCTGATTGTGCAAAGAGCAGGAGCAGCATGGCTTATGCGTAGAACAGGTCGCCGACCACGGAACCGGCCGTCGTTGACGTGGTGTCGGCGTCCGCCGACCCGGTGACGATGGTGTAGCCGATGCCCGTGGCGAAGCCGATGCCGCCGCCACCGAGCGGCATGTTGTTCACGCCATTGGCCGGGATGGCGATGGTCTGCACCACGCCAGAACCTGCGGTCGGCGTGCCGGCGGTGTTGTGCAGCTTCACGTACTGGATCGAGCCGGTGGTGTTCACGAACGACCAGCCGACGACACGTCCGGCGGATGCCTTGACGTTCGTGGCGTTGGTGCTGGCGGCGCTGATGATGTGCTTGATCGTTGCTGCGCCGGTTGCGTTGGCGCGGTACTGGATGCCGACATCGCCGACGGCGTTGGTGCCCGCTGCCAGGGCACCGGACAGGACGGCGGTGGAGCTGCCGCCCATGATCTGTACCGGCTGCGCGTGCGAGCCGACCGGGTCGCTCGAGGCGATGCGAACTTTCTGCCGGCCCTGGTCTTCCACCTGGATGAATCCGATGGTGAGCGTGGTGGTCGAAGCAGGCGCCGTGCTGCCGTTCTGCACGACGATTAACAGGTAGAGCTGCACATCGGGGTCCGGCACGTTTTCGATCCGGCTGGCGCGCTGCGTCCATTGATAGCCGGTGTTGCTGGCCACGAGCGCGTCGCTGTAGCCGGCGGTATTGACGTCGAAGGCGATCTGCCCGACGTGGCCGGGCGACGCGGTGGTGTTGATGGTGGCGGTGGTGTTGCCGCTGTTCCAGCCGCGGCGCTGGCAGTCGTAGCTGACGTTGGTGGCCGTTGTGCCGGAGTACTCCGACATCATGTAATTCCAGCCGTACAGCGCAAGCGTGCCGCTGCCGCTGGCGGGCCAGGCGGCGACGGTGAAGGTGACGGTGTCGCCGGAGACGCTGGCGATGGCGTAGCGGCCGGGGATGCCGGCAGCGCCCGTGATGCGCGAGAGGCGGATCGACTGGCCGACGTTGATCGCCGTGAAGGGGTTGGTGCCCGCCGGGAAGCTGACCGTGACGCTGGTGGCGCTGTTGATCGTGTAGGACAGCGCTTCGCCGACGAGGTCGGCCAGCTCGAGGCGGAAGGTCTGGTTTGCAATACGTTGCGAGAGCGTGACCTTCGCCCTGGCGAACAGGCTGCCGGTAAAGCTGTCGTTCGACTGGATGACCGTTTCGGCGTTGATCGTCGTTCCGGTGGTGATCACCAGGTTGCCGGCGGACTGGCTGACGGCCATGCCGCTGCCGGTCTGCCTGACGGTGAGGTTTTGCGCTGCCTTGCCGACGAGGCCGCTGCCGACTTCAGCAAAGCCGACCCGCAGGAAGGCCGGGGCCTCGATCGTGACTGGGAACGACGCGGCGCGCAGCTGCGCATCGGTCAGCGGCTGCGAAAGGCCGGTGGCGACGGGCAGGCCGCTGCCGGTGTCGACATCGGTGGCCGAACCGTCGGCGCCATAGGCCAGCTTGACGCGCTGGAAGAGTACGCCACCGACATCGTCGGCGGCGATTTCGGCACCTTCACCGGGAAGCGTTACGTTATCGGCCATGGCTTAGACGTCCGTCTCGATCTGCGTGGTGGCGACGATGTCGCCGTTGGCGTTGTACTTGATGGCCGTGTCGGTGCGGCGCGGCGGCAGGCTGACGGTGATCTCGGCCGGCGGCAGCGTGGCTTCGAGCGTGACGGCGGCCGGCTCGACGCGGTTTTCGACGGTGACGACGGGCGCGGCGACGTTGACCACGGGTGCGGGGATGACGATCGGCATGTTCTGGATGTCCTCGCGGATCTGCGCGGTGAGTTCGCGCGTCTGCTCGAGCAGGCCGTCGCGCACGGCATGCGCGGCGCGGGCCATTTCGTCGGCGTTGACGGCGACGGTGACGTTGGTGGCGGGGGCCGGAAGCATCATGGGCTGGCGCTCCTGCAGGGCGCGCTCGACGATGCGTTCCAGCGCCTCGACCTGCGCCGTGAGTGCCTTGACTCCTGCGGGCTCCTGTGCCGGGTCGGCGGGTTTCGGCGCCGGGGCTTCCGGCTTGCCGAGCTTGACGCCGATCTTGTCGGCCATGTCCTGCGCGGCCTTCAGCTCGACGAGGATGTCTTCGTAATCGACGCCAAGCTCGGCGGCGACCTGCTGCGGGCTGGTGAGGCCGTTCTGAATGCCGAGGATCTTGGCTTCCATGTCCTTGAGCGGATCCACCCACGACCAGCGGCGGCCCTGGAAACTGTGGGCCGAGAACTTCTCGATCTTTTCCACAGGCAGCGGCGCGCCGTTGGCCAGGGTGATCTGGCCCATGGCCAGGGCATAGCCAAGCCATTCGTCGAAGACCGGCTCGATGAAGGCATCCTTCATCCATTCCTGCACGCTGACCCACTGGTCGCGCTCTTCGAGGGTGCCGGCGCGGATGCTGCTGAAGTTGACGCCCTCGAGGTCGTTTGCCAGGGCATGGTAGGCGACGCCGAGGCCGGAGGCGATGCCGCGCAGGCAGGCCTTGACGAAATCGCCGTACATGGCGGCCGGGTAGTTGGGGTCGAACTTCTCGAAGGTGACACCGGGCGGCAGGCTCTTGAACACGCCGGGGTCGGCATCCATGAATATTTCGCCGGTGGCGGCGTCTTCGCCGTCCTTGATGGCGTTGCTGGTGTTGCCGTCGGGGTCGGTGAAGAAGCCCATCTGGCTGGCGCCGACGCGGGCGGCGATCACTGCGGCCTCTTCGTATCCGCCGAGGTTGTTGAGCCGCGTCATGGCGGCGTGCATCCACGGCTGGCCGCGCAGTTGCTCGGGGCGCTCGGCGATGAAGACGTGGATGATTTCGTCCGCCGGGATGCGGGTGTGCGCGGCCTGCACGGCGCCGGCGGCCATGCCGTAGCTGTCGCCGGGGTGATAGCCGCGCAGCCAGTAGGCGACGGAACGCCCGAAGGCATCGACCTCGACGCCCATGCGGATCTCGTTCAGGCCGCCCTCGGCGGCGCGGATGAGGCGGGTGTCGAGGCGGTCGATGTCGATCACCTGCAGGGCGAGGCCGAACTTGTTGCCGGCGGATTTGCCGCGCACCTTGCGCACCAGCGCTTCGCCATCGCGGGCGCAGGCCTTGACGACGAGCTGCTGCACATCGCGGAAGGAATGGCGGCCGGTGACATCGCACACGCCGCGCTTGGCCCAGCGGGCAAAGGCGGCCTCGATCGCATCGTTGGCGCCGGTATCGGGCACGCCGGGCTTGTCGTACACCCGCGCCTGCAGGGTGAAGCCGTTGCCGCCGACGACGTTGGCAGCAACCATGCCGAGGAAGCGCTTGGCGTAATCGTTGTTGTTGCAGAGGTCGCGGCTGCGCGCGCGCAGGGTGTCCAGGCTGCGGTAAAGGTCGGCATTGGCCGAGACATTCGACGACGACCAGCCGCCGGTGAGGCGCGAGAGCTGGGCGGCGGCGAAATCACGCCGGCCACCGGCGGCGGGCTTGGCATAGCCGAAGCGCCGCGCGAGGTTATCGAGCCACTGGGCCATGGGGTTTCCTTAACCGTTGCCGAAGCGCACGGCGAGGCGGCGGCTGGATTTTTTGCCGTCCGCCAGGCGCTGGGCGTCTTCCTCGCGGGCGACCTGCCCGCGGTAGTATTCGTAGAGGCGGATGAGGCCAGCCTTGTCGTACTTCATGCGCCGGCCGGCGATTTCGTATTCCTGCACGCCGTCGCCATGGCTTTCCAGCCAGGTTTCGATCTGCGCGACCATCTTGCGGGCGTGGCTGCGGTCGTCGAGCGCGGCGGTTGAGCTGCCGGATCGGTAATCCGGCGTGACGGTGGCAGTGCCCTGGTCGACGGTGAACTTCTCGCTTCCGGATTCGACCCAGGCAACCCACTGGTAGGCGCCGGCCGTGTAGCCGCCCGTGGTGGCGGCGGCGACGGTGACGGCGTGGTCAGTGCCGGAAGCGGCGGCGGTGATCTCGAAGCCGCCGGCGGCATTCTTGAAGCGATACTTCAGCGTCCACGTGCCTGCCGGGTAATCCGTCAGGGAGCGTGTCCACTTCCAGGTGTCTCCCGCGCGCAATGACGCGGGAACGTCGGTGGGGATTTCGGCAGCCATGCCGGCGATGTTCCGCAGATGGCTGTGAAATTTTCAGGGTGAAGATTTCAGCGAAGGCGCTACTTGATGCCCACGATGTTGAAAACCATCCGCGCCGAGATGCCGAACTGGTGGGCGATGGCCTTGGCGTTGTGGCCGTTGTACATGGCGCGGATGGCGGCGTCGCGCTCGCGGCGCATCTGCAGGGAGCGGCGCGGGACGTAGATGCGGACGGTTTCGCCGGGGTATTGCTCGCGCAGCACGGCCTCGACGGCGCTGGGCAGCTGTTCGCGGATGGTTTGCTGCACGACGGCCTCGACCTTGCCGGCCAGCTTTTCGGCGGCGGCGATGGCCAGGTTGCGGATCATCAAGTCGCTCATTTTCTGAACCCCTTCACGAATCCGCCCGCGGCCGGCATGCGGCCCTGCGGACGGACGAACGACTCCCGTTTTTCGGCGGCCGGCTGCGTGGCGGGCTGCTCGTTGTTTGTTTTGGCCTTGGCGCGGGCGGCGAGGTCGATGCCGGCCAGGCGCAGCACGGCGAAGTTGCCGACGAAGCAATCGAGCGCCTCGTTGCGGGCGCGGGTCTGCACCCATTCCTGGTACGGCCGGGTGCCGCGGATCTTGGTGACGAGCTTTTCGGCGGTGAGCTGGGCGAAGTATTCGTCGTCGAAGGCGGGGTCGCGCGGGAAATGGATATAGCCGGGGCCGGGGTGCTCGATTTTCAGCCGGCTGTAGAGCAGCGCCTTGCCCTGGTCGACGCCGATCATGTGCACGGTGATACCCTTCTTGCGCTGCCGGCGCAGGCGCTGGCGGCGGGCCTTTTCGTCCTCGACCAGCGGGCGGCCGGGGCCGGCGACGCCCTTGGTGGCGAAGGCCCAGCGGCGGCGCTCGCAGAAGGCATAGACCATGCTGGTGTTGTAGCCGGAATCGACGCCCAGCGCTTCGGGCGCCCAGTAGTCCAGCTCTTCGGCGAAAGTGGCCCACACTTCCGGCCGGGCGGTATCGCCGGGCACGATGAGGTGCTCTTCGGCCCAGCATTCCTCTTGCGCTCCCCAGCTGACCACGGTGCATTCGATGCGGTCTTTCTGCACGTCGGCGAAGGCGGTGCGGACGAGGCGCGGCAGCGGGGTGTCGTCGGGGTATTCCTCGGTGCGGGCGATGAGGCCGGTGGCTTCCACCT